GGCCTTCTCTCGGCTTCTACTTACAGCGTTACCGAAAAGGTCCTCGGAGGAGAGTCTTAGAAACTGGCTCTCTCTCTGTTGGTTCTTTTTGGAGACGTCTAGCAGGCTTAATTCACCTGTTAGCCTATTGAATTAGGAGGTTGCACTTGCGCGGTGATTATGATTACCATCACGCAACATCGAACTCACAAGCGATTATCATTATCTTGCTGATAGTGATAGGGTTTTGTGCGCTCGGTGGGCTTTTCCTGGGCCTAACTCTGCTGACTTCTATATTGTAGCCAGCGGTGTTTCCCTTCAGTGCGGCAGGCTAAGGATAAATACCTCTATTAGGAGGATTTATGAAAAGCCTGACATCACTCTGGAATGTACTGGCAAGCGAGCTTGCCAGTAGATGCGGCACTAGCACCACCATGGATGTTAAAACCATCCAAGGTCGAGTCCAACACGAGGGTATGTCGTTTCTTACGATTACCCTTCCTACCTTTGGAAAAGACTTTCAATCTTGTCTTGACCAAGGGTTGGTTTCTCACAAATCCTTTCTTTCTTTTCGAAAGACTGGATCGTGTCTCCCCTCATTCTTGAGGGGTTTCACTGAGCTTGTGTTTGACTCTGGTACTGGTGTCCTTTTGGATAAGCCGCACATTGAGGCTATCTATGCTGTAAGGCAATTGACTTTGACCTTCAGTAAGATGCTTCTACCTTGCACTCCTGAGAGGGAGCGTAAGGCCATGTCCGACTATGTCCAATGTGATAAGGAGGTCAATTATGCCGATTCCATTCTCCCAGATTCTGATTTGTTCGAATTTGGTCGTATGGGTCGACTTTTGTTTTCGGATCTATTCTCATCACTAGATAGAGATATCTTTGATGGGAACATTATTCCGAAGCACGGTCCAGGCGCGACTGCTGAGAAACTTTCCAGTAATGGGAAGTATCTCACACGTTACTGGACCGATCGTCTAGAGTCTGTCTTCCATGTTGGAGACTTTCTCTATCCTAATATGCGCTATATAAGCCCATATTATGACGATGTTGACTTCCTGGAACCCGGTTCAGAGATGCCCTCTCGGGTTATCTCCGTTCCTAAGACGCAGAAGACACCTCGGGTAATTGCAATAGAGCCCTCTACTGTACAGTACGTACAGCAGGGAATTCTAGAGTCTCTTACCCGAAATATTGATTCAGGTTACCTGAACCAGTTTATCGGAACACAGTCTCAAGAGCCTAACCAGACTCTTGCCTGTGAGGGTTCCCGTGATGGGTCCCTAGCCACACTAGATCTTAGTGAGGCGTCTGATAGGGTGTCAGCTAAGCTCGTTCATGAGCTACTCGCATCGCACCCCCTTAGCCGGGGGGCTGTCTTTGCTTGTCGTTCTGAACGGGCTTCTGTTCCTGGAAATGGTGTTATACACCTCTCCAAGTTCGCGTCTATGGGTTCTGCTCTTTGTTTCCCTTTCGAGGCGATGGTTTTCCTAACCATCATTTTCCTCGCAATAGAGAAAGAGCAAGGACACCGGTTCACCAGCAAGTCCGATATTCTTGGTCTTGCTGGTAGCGTGCGTGTTTACGGTGACGATCTTGTCGTCCCCGTGGACTATGTGCATACCGTTGTTGACCAACTAGAGCACTTTGGTGCAAAGGTTGGACGCGACAAGTCTTTCTGGATCGGAAGATTCAGAGAGTCTTGCGGCAAGGAGTACTACTCCGGCCATGACGTTTCTATTGTCAAGGTTCGGAATAAGTTCCCTGCACATCGGCAGCAAGTTGCTGAGACCATTTCGCTCGTCTCTCTTCGTAACCAGTTTTATTATTCTGGTTGCTGGAAGACGGCGTCTTGGTTGGACCAACGTATTGAGAAAATACTTTCATATTTTCCTAACGTTGAGCCAAGTTCCTCAGCGCTTGGTCGTCACTCCTTTCTTGGTTATGTTTCTGAGAAAGAAGACGAGTACCTACATTCGCCTTTGGTTAAGGCGCATGTTGTATCCGCCGTTTCACCCAATGACAAATTGGATGGACCTGCGGCCATGCTCAAGTTCTTCCTTAAGCGTGGCGATGTTCGCCATGATGGGAGGCACTTGGAACGTGCTGGACGTCCTCGTACCGTCCGCATCAAGACGAGGTGGGTATCCCCATTTTAGGGACCCTGGACTAGCTATTTGTAATAGCTAGGCTCTTAATTGAGCCTGGGAGATCTAAGTTCTGATCTCTGGCACCGTGTTTCGGCGCCCGGGAGATGCACTTGGCAGTGCA